GTCTGCACCATTCCAAACACGTGTTAACATTGTGCGCCCATTAGTTCAAGCTAAAGTTACGGGTCAAGCTGATTTAGGTGCAATTGGTTCGTCCATTGCAGCTGCTTCAATTGTAGTTTCAGCATCTGCTTTCCACGCTTTAATGCTTCCATAAGGAGAAAAATGTCAGAGTTTATGCATGTTGATGAGCCACAAGTTCAAATCATTGGTTCAGCAGAAGGTTCAGTCATTATTACTACTACCAATAGTGATATTGTACATGAAGATGTTGTAGCTAATGAGCGTGAGTTTGCAAAGGCTTTAAATCAAGCTAATCGTGCTTTAGCACGAGCAGATGAAAAGAAGGCTAATGAGGAAGCTAAGAACGCTGCTGCTCAAGCTAAAATTGATATGGCAGAAGCCGAAGCAGCCGAAGAAGCTAGATTGGCGAAGCAAGCTTTAATGCAGCCTGTAGATATTCCTGTTCAGTCAGATTCGTTCACAGGATTAAGCGAAGCAGAACGAGTTGCTAAGATGGAAGCTATGGGTATTGATTTAAGCGAGCCAGAAGACGAAACTGCTTTAACTAAGTTGGAGAATGATCCAGTATTAGACAATCTGGCGTCCAAGATCAAAGATAAGTAATGCCTCGTAAGACACACATTCCTACTCTTTATGATACGTTTGATTTATTTAAACAATCATTGGGCAGGATTGTCGTTAACCCTACTCTGAATAGTTATAAGCCTATGCCTATTCAGGAGAAGTTTCATAATAGTAAGGCTAAAGGAAAAGTCTTTCTAGGCGGAAACCGTGCCGGTAAAACAGTTGCTGGTGGAGCGGAAACTGTAATGTACCTAGAAGGAAGACACCCTAATCAAGTTAAGAAGCCACCAGTTCACTGGCGTGGAATTGCTTCTTCAATTGAGGAGGGTTTAAATAAAATTATGATTCCAGAAATTAAGAAGTGGATATCCCCCTCCCTACTTAAAAATGGTTCCTGGGATGATAGTTTTGATAAGCAATCGAGAACTCTAACGTTGGAGAATAATTCAACGTTAGAGTTCTTAACATATGAGCAAGATGTTCAAAAGCACGCAGGGACTAGTCGTGATGGTGTTTGGTTTGACGAAGAACCGCCGGAGGATATCTTTGATGAGAATATGATGCGTATTCTCGATACTGATGGTGTGTGGATTCTTACAATGACGCCCTTGATTGATATGTCTTGGACATATGATAGATTGTATGTTGAAGGTTCCAAGGAAACTTTCGCAGGGATTGAAGTTTTTCATGCAGATACAGAAGATAACATCTATATCAATAAAGAAGCTCTCGATGTTCTACAGACTGGAATGTCAGAAGAACAAAAGAAGGCACGTCGATCGGGTACGTATTTCAACTTATCCGGTGGAATCTTCTCGGGTTCGCTTTCAAAAGAAAATATAATTGATCCAATCATTGGCTCTAATATGTGGGAATTGTTTCTTCATCATTGGGGTCATTTTGGTATGTTAGATCATGGCTATACTAACCTAACAGCTTTTCATTTAGGTTGTTATGATGAGCATGGTCGCATCATTATTTACAAGGAATACACTAGCACTAAGACGTTAGTTAAGGATAACGCCAAAGCTATTCAAGCTATTATTCATGAACTTGAACTTGAGTCCAGACTAGACTACATAGTTGCGGACCCGTCGATTCAGAACGTAAATGGTATTACAGGATCGAGTATCCAGAATGAATACGCTGAAAATGGTTGCTATCTTGTCCTTGGCAATAATGATGTTCGAGCTGGTATTTCTCGCATGAATGCTATGCTTAAGACAAAGACATTGTTAGTTACTGATGATAATGAGAATCTTCTTAGAGAGTTACCGCAGTATCGTTGGGCAAAGTATTCTAGCAGTAAGTTGCAACAACGACGTAATCCACAAGAAATGCCGGTAAAGAAGAATGATCACTCGTTAGATGCAGTTCGGTATGGGATTATGAGTCGACCACAGTTAATGACCCCGATTCCAACCCCTGTAGGAAATGTGTTAAATGCAAGTTCAGCTATTGCCAATAGTGAAGAAAGAGTAGACGATATGTTAACCGCAGGATATAAACAATGGGATAACCCAGAAGTTTTTGATGATATCTTAGGAAGTGATTGGTGATGAGACCAGTTCAAGTTTTTAAAATTCCACCATTGCATCCTAATATGTGCATGAAGTGTCGAAGTGGCGATCAAACAAGAGAGTTTTTTGTTGATCTTGGATTTGATACAGATTATGAAGGTACTGTGTATCTTTGTAATCTGTGCTTAGTTGATATTGGCAAGACTGCTAATGTCTTTATGACATATGTAGATCATATGGATGTTGTTAATCAACTTGATGGACAGATTCGTATTCTTAATGAAATTAATGATAACTGGAACAGTTGGGCAAATGTGTTTGAAACTGTTCTTGATAGGAATTTAGTAGATTTTCTAGAGACTTTGGAAGCGGTTTACGATGAGTTTAACGCAGGAACAGATGGAACAGCAGTTGATGCAGATTCCAATTCTATTGAACATAATCCAGAATCAAGCGGAGACGCTGAATACACAGAGTCAGACGATTTACCATCAACAAGTGATGCTGAATCAACTATCGCAATACCAATCGTATTCTCCTAATCTTATTGAGGATTACGGGGTTACCATTAATGTAGATGAGAATGATGAACTTGGTGAAGGTGGCGTTGTTTTAGTTGGCCCAAATGAGGACGACGATCTCTTTGAGGATGTATGAAATTTAAAAGTGTAGAAGAAGAAGCAAACTATTGGGATCAACAGTATAAAACCTGTGATCTGATGCGTAAAGCTTATGAGGAACAGTGGTATCTCAATCTCGCTTTTTATTTCTCTAAGCAATGGGTTGTTTGGCAACGAACGACTACCGGAACTTCTAGACTTTATGATCCTCCCGCACCACGTAATCGTGTTCGTTTAATTTCTAACCGCATTAAGCCTGTGATTCGTGATGAGCTTACAAAGCTTATTAAAGAAGAACCACAATGGTACGCAGTTCCTGCAACTACTGATCCTAGTTCAGTTGCGGAAGCTAGAATTGCTGAAATGCTTTGTGAGTATACCACTAGTGAATATCGGTATAATCGTATTCGCCGACAGGCTACTTTCTGGATGCTTCAATGTGGCACTTCATATATCAAGGTTACATGCCCCGGTGATGATGCCGATATTCAATTTGATCGGTTGACAGCATTTCATATGTTTGTTCCTGATCTTGATGAGGAAGATATTCAACGTCAACCATATGTAATGCACTGTAGGGGTGTGTCAGTTGACGAATTTAAAGACACATACAAGATTGATGTTGAAGCTGATATGAATATTAATGGCGCAGCTTTGGAACAAAAGTTCCTTACTAGCCTAGGTATTCGTAATAAAGGTGAACAGCAGAATAATAAAATGGTTTACGTCAAAGAAATTTGGATTAAGCCATGCTCCCGTTATCCAAAAGGTGGGATGCTTGTTTATGGTGGTAAGACTTTAGCCTACAGGTATTCGCCAGGTGGTCCTATCATTAGTGAAGATGGGGAACCAATTGGTGAAGGTGAGGATCAATTTCCATACGATCATGGTCAATACCCATTCCCTAAGATGGACCATACTGCTTCTGGCCGATTTTACGGAGTGTCGACAATTGAAGACTTGATTCCTTTGCAGAAAGAGTATAACAAAACTCGTTCGCAGTTGATTGAAGCTAAGAACCGTATGGCAAAGCCTCAAATGGCTTATGTTAAGGGCTCTATTGATGTTACTAAAGTAACATCTGAGGCTGGATTATATATTGCAGTTAACCCTGGATTTAATAAGCCAGAGCCAATTGAACATCCTTCGCTTCCTAATTACGCTGTTCAAGAACCTGAGAATATTAAAGCTGATATGGATGAAGTTGCAGGGCGAAATGAAGTTAGTCGTGGTGGAGTTCCGCCTGGAATCGAAGCTGCTTCTGCAATTGCTTACCTTAAAGAACAAAATGATTCTCAGATTTACAATACTGTAGCCTCGATTGAAGATTGTACTCAGCAGGTTGGACAGCAAGTTTTAGCTTTAATTGAACAGTTTTGGAGTGCTGAGAAGATTACTTCGGTAGCATCTAAGAACAGTGCATTTGAAGCACAGTTGTTTAAGAGTACTCCTGTTAAAGGTAATACGGATATTCGTATCGAAACTGGTTCAATGGCTCCTAAGTCCAAAGCTGCTCAGCAAGCTTTCATTACAGACTTAATGGATAAGGGAATTATTCCACCAGAAAAAGGTTTGCGTTACTTGCAAATGTCTGAAACCAATAGGTTGTATGATGAATTGCAAGTTGACTCAAAACAAGCCCAGCGTGAAAATGCATACATGGCTTCGGGAGAAGCTGTTATGCCTAACGAATGGGACAATGACCAGGTTCATATTTATGAGCATGAGCTGTTTATGAAATCGCAAGAGTTTGAAGCGATGGACCCAAACACGAAGCAAATATTTATTAACCACTTAACCGCAACTAAGCAGAAAGTAGTAATGGCCGCTAATGTCGGAAATGAGCAATCCGGTCAACCCGGATCAGGTGATAATTCCGCCGTTCCAACCCCTCAATACGCAGGTAACGGACAGCAACAATAACGAGGAGTTTTCATTAGATGATTACTCGGAGTTTGCGCAGGGAATTTTATCAGCTATTCCAGATTCTGACCGCCCAACGGTAGCAAAGTATGTTAAGCAATGGGATGGTAATGTAACAAAGCAGTTCCAAAAAATCCATGAGGACTACAAGCCGTATAAAGAACTTGGAGACCTTGAAGATGTACAGACTGCAATGTATTATACATCAATGTTACAAAATGACCCTATCGCTTATGTCAAAACAATTATTCAAGCATGTGAGGAAGCTGGAATGCCAATAGATGATCTTTTCCCCTCGCAAGGTGGGGATGATAATGAAGGCGGTGGAATTGATCCCTCTACTGGAATCCCTAAAGAAGTCCAGAATGAATTAACTCAACTGCGTAATATGGTTAGTACTATGTATGGGCAGTTTCAACAGGATTTAACGACTCGCCAAGAACAGCAACAATTAGACGAGTTTGACAGATTCCTCAAGAGTATGCATAGTACACATGGCGAGTTCGATGATGATTGGGTATCCCTTCAAATCGAGCGGGGAGTCGATCCCGAAAAAGCA